TGCCCTTCAAGGAGGGTGGGCGCAATCGGAACGGGCTCGACTGCTACGGGCTGCTGCGGCTCGTCATCAACGAGCGCTTCGGCGGCGCCGTGCCGGAATACGAGGGCATTGCCTACCGACCCGGCGAGGACAGTAGCCTGCTTGCCGCGCTGATGGATGAACGGATCCGCCTCTGGCGTCCGATCGCCATCGGGGAGGAGCAACCCGGCGACGGCGTTCTGCTGCGCGTCATGGGGCGCCCCATTCATGTCGGCGTCGTCGTGGCGCCCGGCTTCATGCTCCACATCGAAAAGAACTGCGACAGCATCCTCGAACGGTTCACGACTGCCTCCCGCTGGGAAAAACGCCTCCTTGGGTTCTATCGTCATGCCGCTTGATGCCACGCAGTTCGAGACGCAGCTGCGCTGGACGCTCGTCGCGCGCCCCTTCTCGACCGAGCGTGAGGAGCGATTTGCGCCTGTAGGTCTCAGCCTTGCGCAGATGCTCGAAGCCTCAGACCTGCCGGAGCGCTATTGGCCCTATCTGCAGGTCTTTGTCGATGACGAGGAAATACCGCGCGGCTGGTGGGCCAAAGTGCGCCCCAAGCCAAATGCGCGGCTTTTTGTAAGGGTCAACGCCATGGGCGGCGGCGGTGGCGGAGGCAAGAACCCCCTCGCCATCATCGGCGCGATTGCCGTCATCGCCTTTGCGGCATGGGCAGCCCCGGCGCTCACGGCGGCACTCTTTGGCGTCAACGTCGCTGCCGTCAACGCGGCCGGCGTCTTTACCGCGATGGGGCTCACCAAGCTCGTCATCGCGGGCGCCATCACCATGGTCGGGTCGTTATTGGTCAACGCGATCGCCCCGACGCCCGCTCAATCCTTGCGCGGGAATGATGCCGGGCTATCGACGCCCACCTACGCCATTACGGGAACGACCAATCGCCTCAATCCCTACGGCCCAATTCCGCGCGTCTATGGCACGCGACGGCTTTTCCCGATCCTTGCCGCCAAGCCCTACACCGAGACCATCGGCAATGAGCGCTACATGCGCCTGCTCTTGCTCGTGGGTTATGGCCCCCTCAAGATCGAAGATATCCGGATCGGGTCAACGCCGCTCTCCATCTGACAGCCTCGGGCGGCTGGCGCACCATCACCTCAAGGCCTGATGCGCGCGAGATCAATCTCGATCTCTCCTTCGATCGTGGTCTCGCTTTTTTCAACGACCAGGGCGGACGTTCCAACGCAACGGTCGAATTCGACGCTGAATACCGCGAGATCGGCGCCGCGACCTGGCAGCCAATCCCATGGAAAGCCGGTGGCGATGCTGGCTTCGAGACTGCCGGCAAGATCACGATTTCGGATTCTTCGTCCTCGCCGGTTCGGCGCGGTGGGCGCTTCGATACACCCGAGACCGGCCAGTATGAAATCCGCCTTCGACGGACCACGGCGGACGCCACCAATCCGAGGCTGATCGATACCGTCACGCTCTCGGCGCTGCGCACCATCACGAACGATGCACCCGTCACCATGACGGGCCTTGCCATGGTAGCACTCCGGCTCAAGGCCTATGAGCAGATCAACAACCAGCTGCAGCAGATAAGCTGCCTTGCGAGCTCTTACCTGGAGGTATGGAACGGCTCGACCTGGTCCTGGCAACTGACCCGCAATCCCGCCTGGGCCTATTGCGACGTGCTCCGCCGGCGCGGCAACACCCGGCTTATCGGCGATGAGCGGATTGATCTGCCCGCCATCCGTGCCTGGGCGGAGGCTTGTGAGGCTCCGGCGCAGGATGGCCAGCCGAAATGGAGTTTTGACGGCATTGTCGAAGGCGGCTCCGTCGTCGAGGCGCTACGCGACATCGCCTCCCACGCCCGTGCACGCTACGGCATTCGCGACGGCCAGCATTCCGTGGTGCGCGACGTTCCGCAGACTGTGCCGGTCCTGCACATCACGCCGCGCAATTCCTTCAACTATGTCGGCCGCAAGCAGTTCATCGATCTGCCACATGCGCTGAAGGTCCGCTTCATCAATCCGGACAAGGATTGGCAGGAGGACGAGCGGATCGTCTACGCCGATGGCTACAGCGCCGAGAATGCGTCGCGCTTCGAGACGGTCGACATGATGGCCTGCACGCGCGCCGAACAGGCCTGGCGCGAGGGGCGCTATCATCTGGCTGTCGGGCGCCTTCGGCCTGAGACCCATGAGGTCTACCAGGACGTCGAGGCGCTGCGCGCCACAGATGGCGACCTCGTCATGTTCGCCCATGACGTAATCCTGGTCGGGCTGGCAAGCGGGCGGATCAAGGCGCGGATCCTGACGGACGGGTTGGTCGCGGGACTGCTGCTGGATGAGCCCGCTCCCATGGAAATGGGCAAAAGCTACGCGCTGCGTGTGCGGCGCGCGGACGGAGCAAGCCAGGTGCTTCCGCTGGTAACAGTGCCGGGTGATGCGCGTAGCGTTACGCTGGCCACGCAGCTTCCCGAGGCTTTGGCGCCTGAACCTGGCGATCTCTTTCAGTTCGGCGAGGCTGGGCGCGAGGCGGCGCCAATGCTGGTCAAAGGGATCGAGCCGGGGCCGAACCTCTCCGCCAAGCTGATCCTGATCCCCGCGGCACCCGGGGTTCACCAGGCTGATACAGGTCCGATCCCGGCATTCGATAGCTACATCACCCGGCCGGCACAGATCGAACTGGCGCACCCGGCGACGCCGGTGGTTTGGACGATAATTTCCGACGAGACCGTGCTGGTGCGCGGGCCCGACGGCAGGTCCACCCCGCGCATTCTGGTCCGCCTCTATCCCCCCGGCTCCGATGCCGCCAATGCACCTGACGGGATCGAAATCCGCTACCGGGAGACGGGCAGCGCCGGTCCATGGGCGTCAGTACCGACGCAGCCTGCCGATACCCTAACCATCGCCATCCAGCCGGTCGAAGATGGCAAAAGCTACGATTTGCGACTGCGCTTTGTAACGCGGAACGGCATTGCCTCTGACTGGACGGAGGTGCTGGCGCACCAAGTCGTGGGACGCACCACGCCGCCTGCAGATGTCCTCGGTTTCGCTGCAGAACGGCGGGCAGACGGTGTCCAGCTGTCCTGGGAGCCGGTCTCAGCGCTTGATCTCGTCGGCTACGAAATCCGGATGGGCGCATCCTGGGATGCTGGGACGCTTGTCACCACCCGCCATCGCGGCACGACACTCTTTGTCGCCCTGGCCGATGCGGGAGAGCGGGTGTTTCACATCAAGGCCATTGATGAGATCGGCCTGGTTAGCCTTGCCGCCAGCAGCGTCGCGGCAGCCGTTGCACCGCCTGCGAACGTGGCGGCCTTCGATGTCATCCCGCAGGGCGATCACGTCCGAGCGTCCTGGGAGCCTGTCGACGGAACGGGTGTCGAATACGAGCTGCGCGCAGGAACGACCTGGGGCACTGGACGCTTCGTCGGACGCGCCGCAGGCAACCACCTTGTTGCCCTTTGGCCGATCCGCGAAGCGACGGATGAGACCTTCTGGCTCAAGGCCATCTCCTCGGCCGGGCTCTATAGCGAGGGCGCCGCCTATGCGACCACGCGACTAGCGCCACTGACCGGACGCAACGCCGTCCTAGTCAGCGACCGCCAGGCGTTGGGGTGGCCCGGCGTCACGCAGGGGATGGAGGTCATCGGCGGCAATCTGATTGCCCTTGCGCGCAGTGGATCGACGACCATCGCGCGCGGCGAATATGTCTTTCCGGTCTCCTTTGGACGGACATGGCGTGCTCGAAACTGGATCGAGGCCCATGTCGGCACGACGCCGGCTGACGACCTGGTTTGGGATACCGCGAGCTTCGCCTGGAAGGATCCGGAGGCCTCCTCCGCTTGGTTGCCGCTTGGCGATGTGGACGGCGCGACGCTTCGCAGCCAGATCGCAGTCGAGGCGCCACTTGCCAATGACCTGATCGAAGGTTTCCGGCTGGCGGGCGCCCTGACAGGCATGCGCGGGCAGAACCCGTCGCAGGCACAGAACCTGACCTATGCGCCTGCGCGCTTTGATCAGGGTTTGAAGGTAAGTGCTGGGACCAAGGCCGGCTGGCCGATCGCCATCCCCTCGGAATTCTCCACCACTTTCGACGTTCGGCTTGATGAGGTCCTCGATGAGCCGACCGTCTATCTCGCGCTCACCGGCAATGCCGGCACGCTGCGGCTGATCTGGTCGCCAGAAGATAGCGCCTTTGCGCTTGAGGATGACCAGGGCCAGCGCGTGACCGCCGCCCTTCTGCGGCGCTCGGGCGACATCATCACCTTCGGCATCTGCCAGACCCCGACGACGCGCAGGCTCTTTGTCGCCTCTGCCCAGACTGGACTGACTGCATCGGGC